GCGATGGCCTTTAAGAAATCGGCCCTAACGGCCAAGAAACCTAAGAAAAGGAGTTAATTATGGCTGGACGTGGAATGGGTGCTGCAACTAAGGGTGGTGGTGCTGTTGAATCGGGTCCCCGGAACAAGATGGTTTCTGAGACCAGCAAGAAGACAGGCCCTGCTATGGTCGCCAAGGGCGGCATGATGTCTAAAAAAATGATGGCCGGCGGCGGCATGATGAAGAAGGGCTATGCTGCTGGTGGTGCTGTCAAGAAAAAAATGATGGCAGGTGGCGGCGCAGTACGCGGTAAGTAATGGCGTACCTCATCAGCAACATCCCGTACTTTAAGTGCTGGGTGAGGCGTGAGTTCACGCACATGCATCAGAAGTATCATGGAGAGTACCTGCATGCCATGGCAATTGCGGTCAACTCCATGCCGGATCGATCATTAAGCTTTCAGCTAGTCTTTACCGGCTGTGAAAGTGATGCGGAAGGGACGGAAAACGTCCATGGCGGGGCGATGTGGGCCAGGATGCCAATTACGGCCTTGGTTGGTGACATCGCCCTTGAGGAATGGCCCGAGCGCATGCCAACGCATTTGGCTCAGCCTTGGGACTGTCCTTCGCATCATCACACGGTGATTAAGTTCGCCAGGACTTCTCCGAGCCCCTGGAAGTGCAAGATTGCTGGGGAGTTTTATACCGGTCGCTACCTGTTTACGGTAGACTATGCGGAGAGCGAAGTGGCGGATTGCCCGTCTCAGCACAAACAAAGCCATGTGCTGATGTTAACGGATGCCGGGAAGTGGACTGGGAACATTGTGGCTTTGCCGAACAACCGTGTTCGAGCAACGAGCCCTGCATATTGGGAGACCGGAAGCGGCGCCCCCGATTTCAGGCCCAGCCAGTGGATTCATTGTGCGGAGCAGGATGATAGCTACATGGACCCAACGGTGACTTTTGACAACTTGTACAACGACGAATGACAACTTCCGGCACGACCGATTTTAACCTCAGCATAGATGATGTAGTTGAGGAGGCGTTTGAGCGCTGCGGAATGCGGATGACCTCGGGTTATCAGCTTACTTCTGCTCGCCGGTCATTAAATCTTGTCTTCTTGGATTGGGCCAACAGGGGTTTAAACCTTTGGACAATTGAGCAGCAGACCTATGCTTTGACGGCTGGAGTGGCGGACATTACGTTGGATCCAGACACGGTGAACGTGCTTTCTGCGGTCATTCGGGACACGTCCCAGGGGCAGCAGACGGACATCACGATTGACCGGATTAGCCGTGAAGAGTACTTGAACGTCCCGGATAAGACGACGCAGGCAAGACCTGCCCAGTACTATGTCCAGCGGGCCAACACGTTCAAAGTCTTCCTGTACCCGGCCGCCGACCAGGCCTACACATTTGTGTACTACCGGATACGGCGCATTCAAGATGCGGGGAACTACACCAACACGGCAGACGTAAACTTCAGGTTCCTGCCTTGTATGGTCTCTGGCTTAGCCTATTACCTGGCTTTGAAGTTCGCGCCCGAGCGCGTCACGGCCTTGAAGGCGTTTTACGAAGAGGACTTCCAACGGGCAGCTCTGGAAGACCGCGACACAGCAAGTGTGTCGTTTGTGCCGGATTACGGGGAGTGAAATGGCTTTCGCGACCGGTAAATTCTCCTTTGGTCTGTGCGATTACTGCGGCCAACGCTATCCGTTTAATGTCTTAAAGAAGAACTGGCGCGGATTTAAGGTCTGCCCAGAGGATTACGAGCCCAAGGAGCCACAGCTTGAGCCTTTGAAGTACAAGGGCGATGCCATTGCGCTTTTAGAGCCGCGTCCTGACCGCATCGAGCCTGTGTCCGTGTTTGTTGGAACGCCTGGGTTTTCGTCGTTTCAGAGCATTGGCACAGCCAATAATACGATTAACATGACGCCGGACGCATTGAATAAGGCCTTGTTTATGACCATAAAAATTAGCCCGGTATCGGTGGTGATCACATGACCTATGACGAGCTCGTAACCAACATTCGTAATTACACGGAGGTAGACAGCAATGTCTTCTCCAATTCGGTCATCAATACGTTTATTACAATGGCCGAGAACCGCATTTTGAGGGACATCGACCTTGATGTTTTTAAGCAAGAGGACACGGGCACCCTTAGTGCAGGTAATCGATTTTTAGAGGCCCCTTCTACCATTCTCACCCATCGCTATCTGATGGTTGTTGTTGGCGATGACAGGATCTTCTTAGACTTCCGTGACAACTCTTTCATTCGTGAGTACTGGGCCGATTACACAGAGACCGGTGTTCCCAAGTATTACGCGGTATGGGATCAAAACACTTTTCAAGTGGCGCCTACACCGGCTCAGAGCTACACAGTGCAGATGGGCTATATCTACCGGCCCGCACAGCTTTCTGCCTCTAATACAACCACATGGGTCAGCATTAACGCCCCTGAGGCGCTTTTGTACGCTTGCCTAATCCAAGCCTACAGCTACACCAAGGGACCCTTAGAGATGCTCCAGTACTTTGAAAACAGCTACAAACAGGCCGTTCAGGGTGTGGGTGTCGAGCAGACTGGACGCCGTCGTCGTGATGAATACCGTGATGGCATGATCCGAGTGCCTATTAAATCCGCCTCACCAGGACCCTGACCATGGCATTTAGTGGAAATTTTGTCTGCGATTCCTTCAAAAAAGAGCTTTTTGAAGGCGTTCACACGTTTGGTGTTGGGGGAGATCAGTTCAAAATTGCCCTGTACGACAACAATGCCTCGTTTAACGCATCGACTACAGCCTATACGGCCACCAATGAAGTGGCCGCCACGGGCACCTATGCGGCAGGCGGGGGCAATCTGACGTCTTTGCCGCTCGACATTTCAAGCAACACGGTGCTGGTGGACTTTGCGGATATTTCGTTTACTGGCGTGACCTTCACGCCTTTTGGTGCTTTGATTTACAACTCGTCGGTTTCGGGAAATCCGGCGGCGTTTGTTCTCGACTTTGGTGGTCCAAAACAGGCCATTAGCGAGGTTTTTACGATTGTTTTCCCGCCGTTCACGCTTACCCAAGCGTTTGTACGACTTGCATAAGGTAGAAAGCATGCCCTTCACAGGCCAAACTCCAACTCTTTTGATTAAGCCCATTCGCCCTTCTGAGAAGGATATTTACAAGACGATGTGGGATAAGCCTGAGTATCGGGTTGTCTCGCCTGGGGAGATGATTGCTAAGGAGTTCTTGCGTCAAGCCAAGCCGATGCCTAATTCGTCGGTCATTGACCTGGGTTGTGGGACAGGGCGGGGGTCCAAGGCGCTATCTCTTTTTGGGAATCTGGATGTAACGGCGGTGGACTTTGCCAGCAACTGCTTGGACGAGGATGTTCAGGAGCTTGTGGATAAAGGTGTGGTTAAGTTTGTTGAGCATGACTTGACCAAGTCTTTAGACCTACGGGCCACCTATGGATTTTGTACGGACGTGCTTGAGCATATACCGACCGAGGATGTGGATAAGGTTTTGGATAACTGCTTGAACGCTTGCCAGAATGTCTTTTTCCAGATTGCTACAGAAGACGATGTGATGGGCGCTTTGATTGGGCACCCCTTGCATTTGACGGTTAAGCCCTATAGCTGGTGGCTTCAGAAGTTTGCTGAAAAAGAGTGCAAGGTTATGTGGTCCCAGGAGACATCTGGGAATGTTCTGTTTTATGTCAGCGCCTGGAAGACTGCCAAAGACTTCTTAAAAACCTGCAAAATCTCCACGCCTGATGAAATCATTATTGAGAACGTCAAGCACAGCCTCTCGATTGAGGGCTTAAACAAGGTCACGCACCACCCCGAAAACGATGTGGAGGCGATGATTGTTGGGGGTAGCCCGTCGCTTAAGCAGAATATTGAGAAAATCCGTGAGCTGAGGGAGCAGGGCGTCAAGCTAATCTGCATGAACGGGGCTTACAAGTACTGTATTGACCAAGGCATTAAGCCTTCGGCGCTGGTGGTTGTGGATCCCTTGGAACATAACGCTCGGTTTGCTGATCCTATTATTGAGGACTGCAAGTACTTTATTGCGTCGCAATGCCACCCAACGGTGTTTGAAAAGGTACCCAAAGACAGGACGTACATCTGGCACACCGGGGTGGAGAAGATCAAAGAAATCCTTGAAGAACAAAAAGA